GTCAAGCTTCAAACCCTTATCGATCTAGGCATATACAATAAAATCTCTCATTATTCTTATATGCGCGGTGCAAGCGCTTATCTCGAAGAAGATTGTGATCTAGGTCTACTTTTTAAAACGTGCGACGCTATCGGCCTTAAAATCGATTTAATCGTCAAGCATACGAATAATCGCAGCCCGATCCGATCATACGATATATATCAGCCGCATAAATGTGTAGGCATAGTCTATGCTGGGGGTGCAGCATGATCCGCATATCAACTACTTCTAAGCTTGACGGGATTCGATCATGGTCTCTTCAAGCGCTTGACACTTGTCCCGGATCGATATCTTCACCCGGCGTTTTAGTTGACGCGTGTCGCGGTTGCTACGCTACTACTGGCAACTACAATTATCCGAATGTAAAAGCCCCAAGATTGTCAAACCGCGAAGACTGGCAACGTATGGGCTGGGTTTTCGATATGGTGCAAGCTTTGCAGAATGATCGCTATTTTAGGTGGTTTGATAGCGGAGATATGTATACCCTAGGATTAGCGGAGAAGATCCTAGAAGTTATGCGCTTGACACCATGGGTAAAGCATTGGCTGCCTACTCGTATGCATAAATTCCCTAAATTTGAATTAGTGCTTAAAAGTATGCGCGAATTGTCTAATGTATCGGTACGTTTTTCTAGTGATTCGATCAATGGCCAATTTACTAGGGGCTTGCATGGATCGGTTATCGTTGCCGATTCTACTCAAACCACTAAGGCCATGACACTATGCCGCGCTTATGAAAATGCGGGTAAGTGTAGCGGTTGCCGCGCTTGCTGGGATAAAAAAGTAAAAGTTATTGCATACCCAGCGCATGGTAAGAAAATGAATAAAGTTATTCAAATACTTAAAGCGGCATAAATACATAGACTGTAAACCCTTATCTTTAGGGGTTTATGGCCTAGGCATTTTCCTAGGATTTTTTAATAGGTGTAAATATGACAACCGAAAACCGATCTATCCGCGCAATTGCTTTAGATATCTGCAAAGAATGGACTAAAATTAATTTTGCCGCTAAACCATATCTCGACGCTATGCTTCAATTAAATTCGATTAATGATCGATATTATGATGATTCTGCTAAGTCTGTAGTGCTTTATTTTTTGTCCAATGCTTCAAGCTTTAGGGGTGAACGGGCTAAAGTATTGAAGGCCGAATTAAAAGCTTTAGGGGCTTGATCATGGATAAAATCGATAAAATTATTGTAAGCGTAAGTCTCACTGGGTTTTTCTGCTTAATGTTAATCATTGGATTATGGGGTTAACGCATGATCTATGCTGCAATAGCACTATTGCTAAAAATCATACTTAAAAAATAAGTGTCCATTAATCTATAACCCGCTTCGGCGGGTTTTTTGTTGCCTATTAAATTTAAAGCTTTTTAAACCCGTTTTATGGTTTACCTATACCTATCCCTAGGTTAGCCATAAAAATCGATCCTAGGGGTGTTTCAATGCATTTAATGGCTATCGTCTAGGTTATAGGTACATAGTCCCACATAATCTAAGCGCGCGTCTGGATCTAATCCTAAGTTATAGAAGTGAGCAGCCCATGCAATAGCTATTTTCATCCCAGCATGATCGCTCCCGTTTCCCATAGTGTCTAGGATTAACTTTTCACTATCCGTAAGGGTCATATAGATCCTATTTGGCGTTTTACGGGGTAGTGCCATGAATTTGTTGTCTCCAATACTCTGCTATCAGTAGTGCTTCTGCGCGATTAATATCTTTTTTAAGCTTTAACTTTGCTTTAGGGAATAACTCTCGCGCTTTTTCCAATGCTTCATTTTTGTCTGCTGATAAGCTGAAGTGCTTTTTCCACTTCTGAGGGGTGACTAGGTGGAACGGGTAGTTTGTAAGCTCACAGACTGCACTAATCACGCCTACAGCACGACCAAATGAAAAAGTACTACTTACCCCTTGGTTTGGCATTGAATGCACCTGCTCCATGCAAATCTCTGCGCCTTCTTTGGGGTCAACAATGCTCAGGATTCGGCTTTTAAAGACTAATGCTCTGATGTGTTTCTCTAGGTGCTCAATGTTAAAGCTGTCGATATATTCGCCATTGTGGTTAATTGCTCCTAATGCGCCGTTGACAGAGCCTGGGTCGATACCGATGTAAATCATTGATTTTCCTTAGTATTATTCATTCTTCTTTTCAAATCATTAGCGGCGGCTGACCCACGCTTTTTCTCTATGTCTGATAAGGTCTGATACCACCATCCTGATGCACTCATTTTCCCAAGGTCTTTCACCTTCCTCTTGTATCTCAAAATCCATTCTTTCGCTTCTGAGTTCTTCAATGTCTCCAGTAGCTGCGAGTGCTCTTGTGGTGTCAGCGTAGCTAAGTTGCGAGGTTTCCCTGCATCTGTCCAGTAATCGATTGGCTTCATCTTTTGTCATGATCGTCTCAATGCTTGCAGTTTAGCCCTTATATCGTCAGGCATAGGGATTGACATTGCTCTGCTCTTTTCAATCGCTTCTAGGGGTGTTTCTTGCCGTTTAATCTCAGGAACTTCAGCACCATCCCAACGCTGTTGGTTCAAGTAGACCAAAGGTGCGGGAATAAATGCACCATTTAACTTTAACCATTGTTCAGTTGTTTTTAGCCAATTTATGTGTTTAAGGATTTGTTCGACTTGGGTATCGCAATAAGATTTGTCCCATACCTGTTTACATTTAGCCTTTCCACCCTTGCGTGGTGTGCTTGGGTAGGCTTTCCAAAATTCTTCAAACGACATTTTTCTTCTCCAAGATTTTTGACCAAATGAATCCACCACCAACTTTGGCAATAAATTGAAGCGCAACGATTTCAAACATTAAACCGCCAAAAGCAATGGTTGGAAATACTAGCGAATCGACAGCAGAACCAGCAATATTTGACCCATTGACTCGAATCAACCAATTTTTACCCTTCAGATATTGATATGCAAGGGCATCAGCGAGCATTGACAGACTAAAAGCCGCTAAAGAAGCAAAGGCAATCATGCCTGTTGCTGGATTAATGGCATAGGAAACAATGCTTGCAGTTGCAATCAAACCGCCCATTTTTAAAGGTAATTTGTCGCCTTCCCATAAATCATGTAATTTGTCTCGCAAAGACAAGTCGAGTCCAATCAACACAAAAGCATTGACTAAACTAAACCAAACTCCTAGCCACGCAACTAAAAGGTTAGCGGCAACCAATGCGGCAATGTAAATTCCTGCGTAAATCATAGTAATACTCCTTGTTCAACTTGATGAAACCCCCAAACTGGAGGGGCATTGTGTGCTTCAATCCTGCTTCTCATAACTTGCGCTCTTGCCTCTTTTGTTGGTGGAGGGTAGTTTCCGCTTCTCCACTTCCCATCCATTCCAACATTTCTAGCAATATTTGTTGAATCAGCCGAGCAAAATGGTAGTTTTGTAAAGATTGCAGGGTCTAGCATCCTCAATCCATGCAATTTACAGCATGGTCTGCCCAAATCATCACAAATTACCCTCATAGCCTGACCCATTTTTGACCACCATTGAAAAGTCCCAATAGTTGAGTATTCACCTGAGCTGCCAATACAAACCCGAACATAAGTGTTGGCTAATTGTTCAAATCTTTCAAGGGATTCGTGCATATGCCATACAGGTGCGCCAAACCATAACGGCAATGGGTTATCACGCAACAAAGCATCGTTATCTTCTTCTGTGCCATCAATGACATCAGGCAAAACAGCAAAGTCACAGGAAGGCACTTTTTTCAGGTTTAATGCCCATTCGTAAAATGGTTGCCAATCCTTTACTGGTTCTCCTGACTTCCATGCACTAAATGCCCCGTTATCAATGGCAAAAGACTGAGCTACATCAATGGCAGTTGCTATTTGTTCGGGGTGTGCATACGAAACAAACGCATGACCTGCTTGAATAGCATAGTTAGCTACAGGTGTTGGTGTTATCGGAAGCCCGTGGTAGTGAATCATGTGTTTCCTTTAGACATAGTTTCTCCAAGGGTGGATAGAGTCATTTCTATCCTACCTTCTCCAGACTGATTGATGTTCATTATTGAATCCTATTAACATTGAAAAACCAAAAAAGCCCCAAGTGCGCTTGACGGATTTGTTTGCTTATACACATGGCCTTGTTTACCACCGATGAACCATGTGCTTTACCAGTCGCCAAATCAACGCTGGTCGGCAAACAGGGGGTGTGTCCTGATGTCGGTGTTTTCTTCCAAGCAGTCCATGCAGACTCACTACTATCGTGTGGAGTACGGATGCTATGAAAAGACAATAAAAAAGCCGCTTGCAACTGCTCTCTGGTGGTAATCCTTTGTAAATTATTCCTACTGAATTTACAAAAGACAGAAAGCATGTGCAAACGGCCTAATATCGTTACTTACCACAGCAACGAGACAAATCTTAACAAACTTTTATCACTTGTCAAGAATATTTTTCTCTTGTTGTTGCTTTTCAAGAGATTGTGCTAGGAATCTTCGGAGCCATGCAGAGCCTCCAAGTCGTTGAAACTCCTGTTTTAAAGGGAGCGTTGTGCGGATGCCAATAAAGATTGAGCTTCCAGTTAGGTCTGATTTTGGTCTTGGCATAGAAGTCAATTGTGTAGTGTTAAACAAATACCACAATTAGGGTTTATCCTAGTGTTAAACATTATAATCTGTGTAACACTACAGTCTCTTACCAACAACTTCAAAGGGCTTCAACATGGAATTCGAGTTAAACCGCTACGACTTATACGACTTACAGATTGACTTAGATCAAAAACTGTTTGTCACTTATGAACTAGACCCAGAATACTCTCCCAGAGAGGGACTTACCAATGCTTTCTTTTGGTCTGTAGAACTGCAACTTGCTGATGGCACTTTGAAAGACATCACAGACGAGTTGACAGAAGACGACCAAGAGATCATTGCAAAACAAGTTGAGGAGTTACTCCATGACTGATAAGTTTGCCAAAGCTGTTTGGGAATCCTACCAAAACCTCAATGATGAGGACATTATGGATGCCATCCAAGGCTCTGTAGCCATCCCTCTTGCCATTAAATCAAGCGACTGGCTCTATGCCTTCCAACTTATCCAAGACCGCATTGACAACAAGATGAGGCGCAGGACTGAACTTGATATGTACAACACAATCATGACTGCTTCTATTGATGATGAAGAAGAAATGCGTACGTTACGCGCCATGTGGCTCAAGAAAGAATATGAGGTAACAAAATGAAAATGAAGAACTCAATCGGTCAAATCTTAGAGGAGAACCAAGATGAATTATTTTGCCAGTTTTGCACGATGCCTAAAGTGGCTAGTATGCCCATCTGCTCATGCTCAGGCTCTTGGTTCAAACTGCGAGACTTTGACTTTGATACCCAATTCTCTATTGCCCAAACAATCTTCAACAAACATAAGAAAGGTATTGCCGACAAAGAAACTGACTGACCCCGATTTCGTTTATACGAATTCAACAAACACAAACATTTCAAAAACTTTTCAAAATTTTAAATAGGATTAAACATGAATCAAGAACAGGTGTTAATGCTGCTCAACAAAAACGTAAATGAGCATACGGAAAAGAAAGCCAACCTAACCTATCTCTCATGGGCTTGGGCGTGGGCTGAAGCACTCAAAGCAGACCCTACAGCCATCTACAAGGTAGAGATGTTTGGCGACAAGTGTTACATG